TTAGCCATTAAGACGCTCCGTGGATGATTGCAAAGTTGATTACAACGGCTTCGGACAGGTTACCGCCCGTCATGTTCCGCAAAGTTATGTCAGCAGAACCAGCAGTCATGCTCGAAATGTAGGTGGTGTAAGCCGCCGCAGTTCCACCGCCAGACACATTAACAATAATTGCATCTTTGACAGAAATGAGACTGTTGGTCAGAGTAAATGTGACCGCAGTATTAGCGTTAAGAGCGGCTCCGTTCATTGTGATGCGACCCGCAGATTTGTTCAGAGTCACACCCGTAGATTTGCTGGTAGCCTGAGTAACAGTTCCTTGAGCGTCAGCGGTGTAACCAATTTCTTGTGTGCAGTAAACAGTCGTTCCGACAACAGTTGAAGGCGTGACCGATCCGATAGGGGTTGCATCTACTTGGCCGCTAACAATTGCTTGGTCTGCGTAAGCTACTCCGATTGCTTGGGTATTTGTTGCCATGATTTTCCTTTAACAGTTCCAGTTTTTGAGAGATGCCTTAGCCCGTTCCGCAGGGCCTTTAGCGTTCTTTACAACACCTTCCATTCGCGCACAAAAAGACTTTTTCCTTGCCGCATCCTTCTCCGTTTTTGGGTTTGGAGCTGGCGGCTTTAGGTTAGAGCCATTCTTAGCATTATATTCCGCACGACCCTTTGCGGTCATCCCCGCACCCTTCTCGGTGGGGTTGTAGGTTTTACCTTTTCCGGTGGTTTTATGCGGAATGGGCTTGTCGTGCTTCTTCATGTGGTTCCTCTACGAAACAGACATCTTTCCAAGACATGACATTGTAAGTAATGCCATCTTCTTCATACTCTAAATAGGACAGATATTCATCCTTGCCCATCGTTCCGAATCGGACTCGCTGACCGACCCGCAAGGGCATGGAAATGAATCTACCTTTGTGGTCATACTGACCTGGGCCGACCGCAACAATTTCGCCCGTGTTAGGCTTTTCTTCCATCACTACTGCGAGAACCTTGCTTTTTTCTCGCTCGTCCACTCTCACTACTATCTTGTCGCGCAGGGGTTTGAGTTTCAATTATCTCTCCCAGAGAAAATTCGCCGCACCAATCCGCTGGTGACTTTTGGAGACCAGCGGGATACCTTTTGCACTCACCCAATCGCAAATCGTGCCGAAAATAGGCACAATTCGCGCATTTCTTATCTATCACTTCTTGGATTCGTATTTGTCTTCGGCTTTGTAGGCAGAGCGGTCATGCGAGTAACAGATGCCTTCGGTCTTGCCCGTGTTGAACTCGCCCTTGTCCATCATTTTGTCTGCCTTGCCCATTCCGGTCTCGTTCACGCGCTTTTCTTTGCGCTCGACTTTCATTTCGGCGGCATCAGAACCCATGGGGCGCTTGAATTTGTTTCCGTATTCCATTTTGTTGCCTTTCAGGATAAGAACTTCAGTTTATAAACAGTTGAGTCTATGAGATTGAGAATGTCATCTACCGTGTTTTGCAGCTCTGTGTCTTTAGGTAGATGTTCTCTGTTATCTTGCACGAATCCGCGCAAATTTTCTAGGTAAGGCAGGGGATCAAGCATTAGGTCAAACTCATCTGGGTAGTTATCAATTATCCCGTATTTGCCCTGATAAGACTCCACAAATGTGTCTGCGTGGTCTCCGATCTGCTCATAAAACTTCTGCAAAGCCTTATGCTGCGCGTATGAGCGGGTCTGGAGGTGCATGATATGAGCGTTGGTCACCGCATGAAAAAGGGTGATAGCAAACGCTCCAGCGTCAGCGTGGTTCATGCTTGAACTGTATCCTCAACGATGGAATAAATAAAGTGCGTCTTCGGGCCGCGCACACCCTCTTCGCGCCGCACGGACTCGCGGGCAACCTTCCCTGCCTTGTGGAGCTTTCCAAGGACTACCTTGGCTTGTGTGCGGTTGATTCCGAGTCTTTCGGCAATATCGTTACCGCAAAGGGGCTTCTCAACAAGAATGTCAAGAATTTTGTCTGCAAGAGTCATAACTATCTCCAAGAAAAAGATGCCCACCGGAGTGGGCAAAAAGAGGAGAGAGACACCATTATCCCTCACCCAAGGTCTGCTAACTATACTATTTCCACCACCCGATGTTCCCAACGGGTTCCTACTTTTTTCCAACCCATCACCCAAATCTCCCAACCAGAACTGCGGACTAATCCTAAAACTTCCGACTCCATAATTTTTTTCTTTCTCGCACTCATGTTAGATGCGCTGGTCGCTTGCACTCCTACTGTTCGCTTTCCATCCACCGCAACAATATCTACAAAGCCAAACAAATCTTTGCGGATGTTTGCGCCAGGTATCCATCGCTCCACGACTTCGGCAACAAATCCTTGGTCACGCAAAAGTTTCAGGGTGAGTTGAGTTGGACTAGCCGCCAAGGATTTTCCTAATCGTATCGTTCAGCGCGTCTAGTTCATCCATCTTGTAAACATTCCAAATGCGCCTCTGACCATGCCATCCGTTGATTGAGCCTCGGTGACAGTCCGCACATAAGGGGATGCAAAGATACTGCGAGTGCTGACGGATGTGGTGGGCTTCAGAACCGCCAGAAGCCTCGCACACCGCGCACCGCATCTCCTTAATTCTTTCGAGGTGCTTTCGTTCTTTTGCTGATAGTTTGTTCTGCATCTCGTTTGTTCTGCATCCGTTTACAGGTTTTCACGCATCCGCAATGGGGTTCGGCTTGCCAATTCTCTACCCCGCCCAAGTTTGATAAAGAGTCCACGATGTAGCTGCGAACCATTTTACAGTCTTCGCTCATCGCTATCGCGGTTCGACACTCTGGGCAGTTGATGTTGAAGATTCCGTTGTAGCCATTTTTCCTACTCAAACAATCTTTACAGGGCAATTCTCTCTCCTATCCATCTCATAACTGGGACTGCCATACTATTTCCAAGTGCTTTGTATCGAGGGCCGTCAGGACAGTCCGCACGGATGTTGGTGTAGTTATCAGGGAATCCCTGCAGCCTTTCGCATTCAACAGGGGTGAGGCGGCGCACCGCCATTTGTGTGTGGACACCAGCATACATACTTGAACCTAGAGATGGGGACACATCTCCGCTGATTGGGGTTTGGGTAGCATGGAAATCTATTGGTTGCGTTACACCATGCACATCCGCTTTGGTTAGCGTATACATTACATCATCATCTGATGCACCAACCCCTTGAGGGCCACCAATTTCTCGCCCTATCAAATTCCCTTGTATTGAATCAACCGCAGCGTGTTCCGTATTTGATCTGGCAAGCGTATGGCACGGATCGCCAGCCTTGCGGTTTTGACCATTCACGGGTGCGGTCACATTGTAGAGATCGTATGTGACAGGGATCATGGTTTCTGTTTCGGAATCGTAACGCTGACCAATGCCTCGTGTAAGACACTTGGAATTTTCTTCCCCCGTTTCTCTGCTCGGTTTAGTATCCCTTGACAGGCTTTTGGACTCAAAAAGAACCGCTGCGGCAGGTCTCCAGTCTCCAAGGTATCCGACAACGAACACACGCTTGCGCCGTTGTGCCACTCCCCAATATTGAGCGTCAAGCACTCGGTAGGCGAACCCATAGCCGAGTTTAGCCACCGCCCCGAGGAAGGAACCAAAGTCCCGTCCTCCTGCTGATGACAAAACTCCTGGGACATTTTCCCAGACGAACCATGTCGGGCGATAGTGGTTGAGAATTCCGCAATAGACAAGGGCCAAGTTTCCACGAGGGTCTTCCAATCCTTTTCTGAGACCGGCGACTGAGAATGATTGGCAGGGAGTTCCTCCCACAAGCAAATCTGGTCGTTCAATATTCCACTCCTTGAACTTTGTCATGTCTCCCAAGTTGGGAACATTTGGGTAGTGATGTTGCAAAACTTGAGACGGGAATTTTTCAATCTCTGAGAATCCGACTGGTTCCCACCCAAGGTGATGCCACGCAACAGTAGCCGCCTCAATCCCCGAACAGACAGATAAATATTTCATTGTTCTTCTTTGATCCGCAGCCATACCAAAATTTCTTCCCAGCTCAAAGGTGTCTCCCAAGGGTCTGGTGGTCTGATGCCAAATAGTTTGTAGTCAATCATGCCGCCCTCATTGCCGCCCGCATAACGGCTGCCTTAAACTCCACAGGGGTCGCAAAGGAATCTTCTCTAATGCCCAGCTCTTCTCCCTTCTGCTGGATGCCTGTCCAAGTCTGATGCCAGGGCTTGTCGTTTACAATGTCGGGGAGTTTTACTTCATGCTCATCTTCCCATCTTTCGCCTCGAAGCCAAGTAGAAGCGTGAGGAATAAAAGACCCCCCTTGCTTCGTCCATTGTTCAGACTTGCTGGCAGACATAATGGCCGCAAGAAGTTTCTCTATCGGTGGCCTGATCTGCTCAGTCTGCGCCCATGCTTTTCTCGCTTCGGCTTTGGCTATCTTTCGGGGATAGGCCGCCCAGAAAGTATCAAAGTCTGACATAGGCTCACCAATACATCGGGGCGCAGTTCACATCAACCACGACATCGCGCAAGATGCCGTTGATCCTCCGCTTTGCGTAGACGATCACCGCTCTGGTCTTGTTGGTCTCGCACTCTCTGATTGCGGAGATGACTTCGTTGCGAGACATCGCGTAGACCTCTTTCTCAATCTGCAAGGATTGGTCTGGGAAAACGGCTTGCTGAGTAGCGCATCCACAAAGAATAAAAGTGGAAATAAAAGGCAAATAAATTTGTTTCATGTTTGTTTCCTTGTTAGTTTTGTTTCCAAGAGACCCAAGGTAGGGACTTGACCTTCCCGAACCGCTCAACCTGAACGGGCGCGGAGAAGGTGATGCCTTTGGAAGGATGAGTAATCCAGAGAGCTTGGCGCGGAGCCTCAAACGGGAAGTTCCCCGCACAGGCATACTCGTCATAACCCTTTAGGCTTCCGTTGACGATCAACCGCTGGAGCTGGATGAGTTGATGCCAATGCCCAAGAAGAAGGGTGTCGTAGCCCATTTCAATCTGATTGTTTCGGCTTCGCTTCTTGTGGTCTCCGCGAGTGATTGGGCCTAGTGCGCCAATCATGCCGTCACCGCCTCTGAACTGATCTCCGTGCGTCAGCAGATACTTGTGGTTGTAGATTTGGAAGTAGCAATCCGACCCGTCGGGGATGTTAAACCTGATGCGATCATCGGACTCAAATCGTTTGGCAAGGAACTGATAAACAAGCCAGTCAAAGTTCGTGAAGTTCCTACCCTTGGCTCGAGGCTTGTGAGTGTTGCGTCCGTGGTTGCCCGATACGCAAGGCACATAGACCGCTCCAAAAGCGTCCGCAAGCGTTTCTATGCACCAAGCAAGGGTTGACCAAAGATCAACGATGACAGGCATTATTTCCTTCTCGTTCGTTGCCATCAGCTCTTCGTGGATATCTCCAGAGACCATATCGCCACCAAGACAGAACACAATGCCTGGGTAGTCTTTGTGATGGATGTGGTTCAGCAGAAGATCGACCGCAGTCTCAATCATGTTGCGGGCGCGGTTCTGGGCGATCTTAAGGTTGTATTCGTTGACTCCGTTCACTTGGCTTGCCTCTACAACCTCGCCCCAATGCCAGTCAGAAGCAAACAGAGTCGGAACTCCGGTGGTCTCCTCTGCGGGCCGCGAGATCGTCCACTTTGGGGGTTCAATCTTTGTTTGGGCAAGCTTGATGATTTGGCTCTTAACGAACTCCTCGTCCAGAGTTTCTTTGCGGACAGTCTCAAGCTGGAGTTGCAAAGACCTGACCTGCTCGCGCAAGAGTTGGTCTAGCCTCTCTTGTTCAAGGACTTCTTCAAGATCGGGGTTGGGTTCAACAGATGACCTGAGACCAAGTTTCTTAGCCCTGCGGAGTCGGTTCTCAAAGGTTGATCGCGGTAGATTCATCGCGGAGGCCGCGCGATTCATGTTTAGGCCATATCGAGCATAGATGTCTATGGCCTCTTGCATCTCTTTCTCTGTCAGCGGTTTTTGCGCCACTTTCTCTCCCTTCTTGGTTAGATTTATCTTTACTTCGCCCAACAAGCCCCCTACCCCAAAATGAGTATGAGACAGGAGCTTCGCCCCCCTTTCGGGATTCCCTCTTGGACTCTAAGTCCCCCTCGGCATCGGGAATAAGCCAGCCGCAGGATTCTTTCGGATTTGCACCGGATCGCCGACTTCGCGTCTTACCTGTACCCTTTTCTTCCTCGCGGCGGGGTTGCGCCCTTAGTTCTGGCCAGGAGTGCCAATAAAAAAAGCCTAAGTGTTGGCCACCTGTCCCGCCCACTCCTTGCGAAGTGGCAGATGGTCAACACTTAGGCTTCTTCGTAACTGTGCGGGTTCAGTCATGTGCAACAGTCTAAGACTGGTTTCTGGGAAAAGAAAGCGAAATTGCCCAATTCTATGTCTTTGATTTTGCTAGACTTCCTAAAAAAGTTGCGTTTTTGGGGGTCTAGGTTATTGCCAAGAGTATAACAGTCCTTCATTATTCGCTTGCGGTCGAACACCTTAGACCTTAACCAAAACAGGAGAGAACCATGCCTTACTTTACCGATTGCCCCGTCCGCGATGCTGACATCTACTACTCACGCTATACGGACGATGACCTCAAGATGGAGCAAGAGCAACAAGAACAGGAAGAGCGCGCAGAGAACTGCTCTATCCGCATGAGCAACCTAGCAAACAAACTTGCGCTTCTCGCAAAGCAAATTGACCGCGATGGTAACAGTCTGCGACACAACCTTTGCGACACAGAGGATGCGCTAGAAATAATTGAAGACTCAGTTAACTTTTTATGGGGAGACAACAAGTGAAAACATCATGGGCAGACACCTTTCTAATGTCCTTGGCATCTATCGTAGTTGGAGCGATCTTCTTCTTCATCTATGTTACGCAGACGGGGGGCTTATGAACTACAACACCTACCGCTTCAAAGTAGAGATCGATGCCGCCAAGGATGACTGGACGGAGACCGCGTGGGACTGTTTGGATAGGTTCCACGGGAATGTTGAGAACGCGATCCATGATCTTTCGAATCAAATGTATGACTCAATTGAAATCGGAGTTGCACTCATCCCGCTTTGGCAAGAAATTATCGTGAACGCAATCGAGGATGCTGACTGGGAGGAGATTGCTACGGGTTATGTCCGCAGCATCGTCGCAGAATGGCATCAAGCCCAGGATCACTCAGAATGACAATCGTAAAGAAAATTATGGATGACCTTGAATTTTTAGAACCAGCTCGTAGGTATCCCACCTACTGTTATCTAGTTAATGACATCGTGTTCGTCCCGCACTACACTCGCAAGGTTTTTGTTGGGCCAGGCTATTCAAACACGAACCAGCAAACCTACACCGCAGAGCAATTGGTTGCGCGTGGGGGCCGATTGATCGTCCAACAGTTGTGGAAGCGGCCATGAGAAAACCTATTTTTATTGGGGCTTTTCCTGCCTGTTTTGACTCACAACAACAGTATGATGATTGGGCAGAGATGGCGCATTACGCATACGCGGTGGCTGGGCCTTGCACGGATTGCACTCCTTACTTCAAAACAAAAATGCAATTTGAGCATCGGTGCGAGAACCCAGACATCATTTTTAAAACTAAAGACGGAGGAGAGATCGTTGGAAAATTTCCCGAACCTATGTAAAGCCTTGGTTGCCGCTTTTCCTGAGATTGAAAACGCAGCCAAAGACAAAACGAATCCGCATTTTCGATCCAAGTATGCCGACCTTGGAAATGTGGTCGACGCTATCAAACCAGCTCTTGCCAAACATGGGCTTGCGTTTGTCCAGGTAAGCCACACTATGATTGATCACGCGGCCGTGGAGACAGTCATCATCCACTCATCGGGCGAAAGGATGCCTTGCGGAGTTGTAGCGGTTCCTGTGGTCAAAGCGGACGCGC